TTTTCGTTCGGTTGGTTGAGGTTTGCCTTGTGGGATAAACTTACCAGAACTGGGACTGTACATCATGAGTTGATAACCATCTCTAGTCTTCACGATTTTGTGTAGATCGGGATGTAGTTGCTTCTCATTTACCTCATCAGAACAACCACAACCACAGTCACATTCTGTGGATTCTACCTTGCCTTGCTTTGTAAGATCGGAGACCTTCTTGCCCTTTTCCCAGAACTTACACGACCAATAACGTGCTTTGTATTTGGGACCGGGGTCGGAGCAGTTGTGTCTAGATCGGAAGTTCTTGATACGATCTGGATCGTCTCTCTTGATTTCCATGTTGGGATCACCAAATCCCAACTTGATCACGTTACCCTTTTCGTTTCTCACATAAACGTAGAACTTCTTTGGCGAACCCTTAGGCGCACGGAAAGGATTGTTGAGATCAACTTTCTTGCCTTCGTACTCTGCCTTTTCATTCAAGAAACTTGGTTTATCTGGCATGGTATTCCTCCATGCTATGTAGTCATCTACCTACATCAGACAGTCTTTTAGACTTTACCTCTTCCCAATCCATGTAGATTAGGTTGTCTGAAAACAGTCCTGACCAGTTTTCTCGACCGTCTTCAGTGAGTCTTTCGATTCTCTTCTTTGCGTACTTCTGCTTCCACAAATCTGAAATCGCTTCGACTGAAGAGTCGAACTTTTTGATGAGTTGATCTTCTTCTATCTCGCGTCGGAGGTATTCCCTAGTGTTCTCGTATAGAGAAGAGAAATACACACCACGACAGTGATCAGTCTGGGTGAGATCCTTTGGGATATCCAACTTCCGATACGCATGTGCAAGAGTCCTGTTTCTAGGATCTCTCTTCATTGGTAAACCGAGAGTTTTTGGTGCAACATGGTACTCAAAGTAGAAACGAGGACTGTTATCATGCAACCAACGCTTCATGTCCTGCACTGTGTTTTCCCGAGGCTCATATGAAAGTGAACCCTTGGTCTTGCCACATTTACGCCAGTACTTGAGTCCGTTGTATTGGGAGAACGTGCTATAGAGAGATGTTGTAGTAACTCCCGCTAGAACATCACCATACTGCTCTTTCCATTTGTTTTGGACAGGATCGGAAAGGCATAGAAGTGAAAGCAACTTTCCTCCGGTATAGTTGAATCCGAATGGTTGTGTCGGGACAATCGTCGAACCGATAC